CATTAATTGAGCATGAGCTTTACCACTTGGGTGCTAAGCGGGACGAAGATGGGAATTACTTAATTAGTCCTTCAACGGGTGAATATAAATACTATTTAAGACCACACGATGTCGAAGAGTTTCATGGTGTGGTTCAACGCTATGGTGCATCAGAAGATGTGCAGAAGATGGTAGACCTTGCTAATGATGGGCCAACAATTGGAAAAGCTAAAATTGCACATGCATGTGGTACCTGTCTTTTAAAATTGGCTTAAAATTTTTTGCCATTTTACTTGGACGTACTTGGACGGATTTGGATAAATGGCAAGACTTAATAAACGGGTGAAACTCTATATAGTTCGGTCATTAGCAACCTATGAGACACCTACTGAAACTGCTAAGGGCCTCCAAGAAGAACTTGGCATCACGGTAACGAAACAACAGTGTGAAGCATACGACCCAACCAAAAAGACTGGGCAGGATTTAAGCGAAGAATTCAAAAATGAATTTTATCGAATCCGAGAGGATATGAATAAGAACGTTAATTCAATTCCAATTGCAAATATTGCCTATCGCTTAAGGCGGCTTCAAAACTTTATAGATCATGATCGCTATAAAGATAACGCCGTTATTGTTCCTGATCTATTGGAGCAAGCTGCAAAAGAAGTGGGTGGGCTCTATACCAACCGTAAAGAAATTACAGGCGCTGATGGTGGACCTATAAAAACTGAGAATGAACAAACTCAACCCCCTATGTATACCCCTGAGCAGCTTGCTGGGATGTCAGCGCAGGAGCTATCTCGCTTAGCAATTAATGGCAAATTATGAGTTACGCAATTGAAGAAATAGCGCCCCTCATCAAAGAGTGGACGATTAGCACACGTTTGCCTGAAGTCATTGCTGAGATGACCAGACGTTACTATTACCGAGCAGTAATTGAGCAAAGCGAGCTCAGCATTCAGGCTGAGATATATAAGTGTAAGAATGATCCAGCACATTGGTTTAATCATTGGGTGTGGACCTACGATCCAAGGGGGATGCCTTTTGGATTACCGGCAAATATTCCGTTTGTACTTCGCCCTGGTCAAGTTGAATTGGTCGACTGGTTACTTGAGCGGGAAAGCACTCAAACTCATGGCCTCATTGAGAAGAGTCGTGATGAAGGTATGAGCTATGTTGTGCTGGGCTTCTACTTACATAGATGGTTATTTGTAGAGGGCTTTGCTGGCGGTGTGGGTAGTCGTAAAGAGGATCTGGTTGATAAGAAGGGCGATCCTAAAACCCTGTTGCATAAGTTCCGAGATATGTTCTCAAAACTTCCTGATTGGATGAAGCCGAAAAGTTTTGTCGAAAAGGTTCACGACAACTACATGCGTATTATCAATCCTGATAATGGCGCAACAGTTACGGGCGAGGCTGGAGATAATATTGGTCGTGGTGGACGTACCACGATGTACTTTCTTGATGAATGGGCATTCGTAGAGCGTCAAGAAGCTGTAGATGCAGCTATATCGCAGAACACAAACGTTCATATTAAGGGATCAACGCCAAACGGTATTGGTGACAAGTTTCACCAAGATCGGTTCAGCGGTCGTTATGCCGTGTTTACGATGGCGTGGCGTGACAACCCAGATAAAAACTGGACTGTCTCACTCCATGGGAAGTTGATTCATCCGTGGTATGAAAAGCAAATTGCGACGCTTGACGACATTGTATTAGCCCAAGAAGTTGATATTGACTATGCCGCTTCAGTTGAAGGTGTGTTGATTCCATCGGCATGGGTTGAAGCAGCTATAGATTCGCACATAAAACTCGATATACAGCCATCAGGTGAGCGTAATGGTGCACTTGATGTGGCAGATGAGGGTAAGGATAAGAACTCCTTTGCCTCGCGTCATGGCATTGTTCTGCAGTATTTGGATACCTGGTCAGGCATTGGCGATGACATCTTTGGCACCACTCAAAAGGCAATCGATATTTGCTTAGAGCAAAAACTGAATTTGTTCTTCTACGATGCTGATGGTTTGGGAGCTGGAGTTCGCGGCGATGCCCGAGTTATTAATGAGCAGAACAACGCAAAAGGAATTGATCAGATCCAAGCAGATCCGTTCAGGGGCTCGGGTGCAGTACATAACCCAGAACTTGAGATGGTAGAAGCTAGGAAGAATATCGATTTCTTCGCAAATCTAAAAGCTCAAATGTGGTGGAGTTTGCGCATGCGCTTCCAGAACACGTACAGAGCACTACAAGGCATGCAATACGATCCTGATGCACTTATCTCGCTATCGACTGAAGATTTGGATAAGCGCGAACTAGAGCAACTTAAGCGTGAGTTATCACAGCCGACCTACAGTAAAAACGGTGCTGGCAAAATCCTTGTAAATAAGCAACCCGATGGTGCCTTGTCACCTAACCGGGCTGATAGCGTCATGATCTGTTTTAGTGATATCAAACCACCTGCACGATTAAGACCAGGAGGTGGAGGTTCACGAAGTTTCTAAAAGGTTTTTAAGATGGCAAAGAAGTCAGAAAGTAAGAAAACAAAGCCTAAATCAGCCGGCTTGATGACAGAGGTTGCAGTTGAGAACCTTGCATTCACTTTGGGGCGTAAAGCCGATATTG